TGATCCCAAGTTGTATTTTCGTCAAGTATAACACCATTATTTACTTTTATAACTTTAGTGTTTTGTCTCAGACCATAATCAAACGTAGGTCTATATTGTACAATAGGTTGTATAGTATATCCTGAATAATTATCACAGAAAGTAATACCAGATTGACTATTAAGAGGTTCACTACTATCAGGGTTATCCCCATCAGCGTAAGTATCAAATGAGTATTCTAAATAATGACTTCTTGATGTAGTAACATCGTCACCATCTACAGGGTCCCATTCAAACTTTTGTTGTAATCCCTCTATTCTTATTTTTTGATCGCAATTTGCCGCATCTGTTATTGAGATGTCAATGACATCATTTTCTCTAACATTATTAACAACAAACGTACATCCTGAAATATGATCAACTGTGTACGTATGTCCACTAATTGATTCATTATACCCACCAACACAATCTATGAATATGTTTAACGGCCAAGATGTATTATATGGTGGACAATCAGTACATGGATCTCCATCATCTATAGTATCTTCATTACCAAATGTAACACCCGACACTTCGAAATAGACATCCTCCATTAGGATACAATCGTCCTCATCTTCAGGTAATGTATAGAAAGTATTTGGTCCGTAAACTTTAACCTTAGGGTCACATTCCGTAGTTCCCGTTAGATATGTTGACTCCCAATAAAAATCGAACGTACTTAAATCTAAACAATCTAAATCCGCGGGTATGTATGCGTCACCGTATGGATCACCAGGGTTTGAGACATACAATTGTGTATCATACGTGAATGGTGTAATTCTTATTTTTTCAATACCATCACTATCAGTAAAAATCTCATGAGAAACTATAGGGACATTTTCATATCCGTAGTTTTCTCCGTTGGTTGATAGTTCAGAATTAAATCCACCCTCTATGTTTTGATTTTCATCACTTGTTTCTGTGTTACCCGTTATTCTTTCATATCCTTCACCACCGGCATGGTTACTAATTGTGTCATAACCTGTGTACGCTGTTTTGGTGAAGTATTTTTCATTTATTTGAGAAAATATACTATCGACCGCATTAATCCATAATGGATCTAATACATCTCTGTCAGGATTTAAATTACACTTAAAATCACATAATAAGGGTAAATGTTTTGATCCGTCAAAAGTCTCCCCACTATCAAAAACAACCTCATTAATTGTTGTACAATCAGAAGTAGATACGAATGGATCGAATAGTTGACCACCAGTAAGTGTAATCGGAGAAGATGCGGTATACACCTCACCCATTAAAACTATCTTTAATACATAAGTTACCCCACTTACTACCGTTAATCCTCTAAATAAGTCTTTATCCCCTAAAAAGTAAACTTCTAAATCTTCCTCTATAGAATGTTCAAAACCTAATTTAGGAAATAGATTATCTTCAACTTGTTCAATGGTACATGGTTTTAAATAATCGTGTTTAGATCTCCCAATACGACTATTTTCTAAAATATTACCACCCGTCCATAGGGTTGTTGCTGGAACAAACTGTTCCACAATCTCCACCCAATGTGGACTCATTCTGTTTATGAATTCATTAACCGTTGGGAAACTATATGGTGTCCCTACCTTTTCTAAATACCCCCAATACACATCCTCTAATTGAATGTATGATTTTTGATACTTAACGACATGTGAATTACGTATTTGTTCGTTTAATACATTATCCATGTATTCCGCAAACGTAAAACCTGTTTGTGGTTGGAGAGTTTTTAATCCAAAACTTACCTCTAAATCTCTAGACTTTTTATACACATCATAATCAATACCTTGTGCAGATGACAAGTAGATTTGTATGTTTTTTCTATTTAAAGTTTTTGAGTCTACATCCGACAGTAACTCTGTCTTTTCGTTATCAATCGTATTGTGTAATTCGTGTCCGTAATCTAATCCGTAAAATTGCCTATATAAATCAAAATAGTCCTCACCATAAGTGTAGTCCTTATTTTTTGTTTTTATAATCTTAGGATTAGACAGCAAGTTGGAATTCTCAACATCTAATTCGGTCGATGACCTATGTTGTAAGGATATCTCATACCAACCTGAACCTTTTTGAAAGAATACGTCATTATTCTCACTTACAATTTTTTGTACATCCCCGTATTTTGTTACACCCGTTAATACTATTGGGTATTCATCTACTTGGTATGTTGTGGTACCCGTTGTTGTTATTCCTTGGTATATGAAAGAATGTGTTTTGTCCTCAAGGTCTATCTGACCAACAGTGAACGTTTTTTCTAATTGAGTTAAATCATAAATGTCATCATCGATGTCTGAAGAAACCTTCTTAACATCGTCATATTTGTATACATGTTCGTTAATTTTTATTAATGGTTCAGGTGCACCAATAAACCTTAAAAAGAACTCAATAGATTTTCTTGTACCTTTAGATTTATATATTCTTACAAGATTAATGACTAATCTTCTATAGAATTCCGCCTCCGCTTCAACCATATTCATTCCAAGGTTATTACCTTCGAACTGACTATCCACTCTTGAATAAAGTGTATCGTCCAATGATTTCTCATCAAATAGGTTTACAGAATCTAATCCAAGTGTGTTTGAGAGATTCTTTAATAATACATCGGGAATGTTATTAATCTTATCATAACTTACATTTCTCATGTATGCTATGTTGTCTATGAATTTCTTTACAGAATCAAAACCACTACCATAAATCTGAAACATCGAAGACATTCTTTGATCTTCAGTATCGAATTCATTTAGTGATGCTGTTGTTAAAAATCTTGATATTAAGTTAGACTTGTATTGATCGACTTCATCACCTATAGATTTTAAACTTTCTAAGTATCCAATATATTCAGTACCACCGATCTTTATGTTCCAACCATCTTTGAATAATGGCCAACTAATTTTAGTTGTTGTAGTTTCTGTTTTAGAACCATCTAAGGAATCTTTTGGTAGTTTAAACTCAGCGGTGTACTTAGGTGTAGATTCTCTATCTAATATTAAACTTTCTAACTCATCTAAACTTCCGAAAAACTCTTCTACTGTCTGATTAATTGGTCTAATTAAGAAACTCTCACTGTATGTGTCACCAATAAAAGGTTTTCCTTTAACTTTTAACGTAATAAGTCCGTCGTTACCCGCCTTTGTATATGTTAATATCTCATACTCAACCTCATCAATAATAAGGGAGTACTTAGAATAATTCTCAAAGAAGTTTTTAAATTCGTTATTAACATCAGGACTTACATTACTTAAAGGTTTTTCAAGTACTACGTCTAATGGATTGAATATTTTTGATCTTTCAAACTTAAAAGTTGTTGTTCTTGCCTTAAGATCGTAAGTAATATTCTCCGCAGTGTATTGTGAAAATGATATAGGAGTATCTTTGTCAATAAAGAAACCCGCAGGGAACTGTTCTACTATATTATTAACTGAAGATGATAGTCTTTTACTTAAAGATCCAAATAGTGTCTTAGAACCCGCGTCTTTGTTCTCTCTGAACTTTACTTTACCTTCTTTCTTTACGGATCTATCTGATTTTGTTTTAGGCGCATTAGTTTCTTCTTTAAGATCTTCAATTGTTAAAAAATCAGAAAAAGGTACGGATGTAAAACTCTTAGTATCTCTTTGTGGTATTGTCTTATCTATTGAAAAGTTTGTGGCAGTCAACTGACTTGACCCATTGGTAATTTGATTACCAACTAAGTTGTCATTAAAGGTATCCCCTCCACTCGCAGATTGACTTGGAACTTTTCTTTTCGCCATTATTCAGTGATATCATCAAAGTTTTTAGTTTCATCGATTTCGTCCCTCTCTTCTCTAACCTCGTAAAGTGTTTCGTTGAACTCATCTCTCACCTCAAACAAGTTAAATTGTTTGTAGATATTGTTTTCCGCAGTGTATATCGTGTATATTCCATCAGAAATAGATTTTGTTTGGTTACCGTAGAATGCGTAAGCCAATGTTGTCTCATCGTGTTCTACCATATCAACCTCAATCGTTGTTGGGTTAAAAAATGTATTTGATAAAACTATGTTTTGAGACGGTTCCCCAATAAAAGGAACTGTATTCGGTCTATTAGATGGTGCAGATGACGGAGTTACCGTTAAAAACAACAAATTAGTCGCTTGATCTGTATATTGATATCTTATTGCCTTTTGAGTTGTACTTGTCAGGTTTGACGTAATTGGAGTACAGTAGAATGAAGATGTAACAACCCTGTAAAAGTTAGGGGTTTTACTTCCATCGTTATTCAAATACTCTATTCTGTATCCAACTAACCCTTGAGGGTTGAATTTATTTCTATCTGTTGACGGCACATTACTTAAATCTATTATAATTCCTCTTACAGATGGTAGTGCCGCTAACACCCCACAGTCGGTTATAGAGGTTCTTATTTGTTTAGGTCTAAGATGTAAGGTATATATACCTAATTCATCGAAGTCCGCCGTATCTAACTTTAGATTGTATAGTCCACCTAAAATTTCCGTATCAGGTGCGTTCGGTGCATCCGTCGTATCTGAATTGTGATAGATAGGTGTTAATATATCTTCTGAATTTAATTTTTTAAATTGTACAGGTGCGGACGACGTTCTCCCCGAGACGTAATGATAGAAAATTTCTACGTCTGATGGTGACACATCTGCCGGTCTTACTGTTCCATAACTACCTACTGCCATATCCTTTTAATTAATAAATATTATTCTATTGTTTTTTAACTTGGAAAAATCCATTTCCGTAGATATCTATTTCACCTACGTTGTCGATTTCTCCTAATCTTAGGTTCATTTCTAAGACTCCTTGCTTACCCCTTTCAACAAATACATCAGAAAAAATGGTTGGTTCGTCAATAAAACCAATGAAATGTTCGTTCCTTGTTAACATCTCATTAAAAACCTCTTCTTTTTCATAATCACTTGTTGTCCCCGTTATTGTTGTTATTCCATCATCATAATCTTTATATGATAAATTATCTATTGTATACCCCGTATAACTACCTACACCATCTGTACCTATTGTTGTACCTTGGTAAGTACTTTCACCGTATCTCTTTAATTCACTTATTCTACTTCTCCCTTTAGCCGCAAAATATATTGGACCGTCTGAGTCTTTCTCGACATAATCTAAGTCGTTTATATAGTTTTGGGTGATTGTAACTCCCGTAGTATATGGTAACGTGAACGGACCAAATGACCCATTAGGGTTAGTTACTGTTGTGTTTTTAGGTACTGTAATTTTTTTAGTTATTTTTTTCTGAGCCCAATTATTACTTAAACCAATAGACACATTATAAGTACCTGAAGAAGGAAATGTATGTTGTTTAAATTCTAAATTATTACCCATACCCACACCAATAGTGTCTACAGTACCGTCACCCCAATCAATAGAAAAATCTTCGTTTTTAATTATCCTTAACGCGTCCCTATTGACTGAGTTATACAACCTAATTGTGTTTCCACTGGTATGTTGGTAATTAAAATTTGTTATTTGTTCGACCTGTTCAATGTCCCCTTCAAATCCAACCATTCCGCCCATCTCATAACCTTTACTATCCAAGTATATTGGTAAGTGATATGTAGTACCCGTAATTGATCTTAATATTTTATAATAATTTTTGTTCATCATTTAATCAGTTGAAGTATTAGGGTCTGCAGGTCCTACCGGTGTTGTAGGTGCTAATGGGTCACTACTATCTACAGTTGGTGTAGGGATCTCATAAAACTTTATGGGGTCTCCACTCATACCTTTTCTATTCGAAGTGTAAGGTGATGAGGTTCCGTCGTACTCTGAAATAGTGTAATGGTATGTGGGTGTGTTGGTCCTGTCCATCTCTACTTGGAAGTATAGATCTTCTTCTTCTACAATGTTCGAAGTGTCTGTTATTTCTTTATTTGCAAATGGTACCTTACTACCATCAAAAGAATTGTAAAACTTTGCGGTCATAAAGAAAGTAGTTCCCGTAAGTTCTGTCTCTTCTAAAACAGTATCGTCATGGAACCAAAAAAGATACATATTCTCTTTGTTTCTCATACTTGAACCAAAAAATACAGGTACATATATTTTCTCGAACTTATTTTCAAAGGTTGCTCTTTCTCCAACCGCGGGTGCTAAATTTTTTGCAAAAACCAATCTCCTATTAGATCTGTTAGGTGGTTCGTTATTGGGGGTTTTATAAAACTCTAACCTAAAAAAACTATATTTTAAGTTAGCCATTAATTTATCTGTTTGGGTAATGCCCACATTATTGTAATCCAATGTGTAGACATTTGATGGGTTTTTAAAATAAAAGTAAAACCATATATCGGTTTGTTCTACGGAACTAACAGTAGTTGTAAATAATGATGTTGAAAATGCGGAATCATTACTACCGTCAGGAGCTGACGTGTCTCCTGAACCAGGTGCTTGACCTATTGTAGAAACGTAAGGTTTATGAACATACCTATTAGTTTCGTAGTTCTCAACAGGATTTATAATGTCTTTTAAAACCTCATCCTCATATGACTGAAAATTCTCATCCCATCCAGCATCAGTTTTAAAGTTTTGTTCCTTATTGATTAATAAGTTCTTATTATTTTGATTAAATCTAATTTTCATCTAACATATTCCATCGTTATCCTCACTGAAATTAGTTAAACCATCACTTTTATTCATGAAGGTCTCCTCATTTCTAAGGTAAAAGTTTATGTCAGATTTGACGTAATGTTGTCCATTTGTAAATGGGTGGTTTGTTCCAAACCCATCGGGATCAATATAACCATGGTCATATAAATCTCTCCATTTCCATAAAACCCTATATTCATCGTAAACAGAGTTCTCAGGTAGTCCATATATTTGATCCGTATTTGCGGTCTCCACGTATGGTGATAATTCTCTTAATTTAACCCTTTGGTGAGGTTGGTAGTATAACCCTAAAGGATTTGTTACGGTTGATCCGACACTTGGATCTATTTGTCCGTGATTAAAAATGTTAAAATCAATTGTGTATTTATGAAACGACTCAGACAATATAGTTTCTTTAAAATCTTCTTTATTGTATTCCACAAATGCACCTAATATCTCGTCATCTTTCTGAAGTTCAGTACCTTTTGTAAATGTAAAACCACTATTACTAAAGTTGGTTGATTGTAGTCCTGAGTCTGACCCTGAAAATGAAGTATCAAAATGATTATCCACCCAATTATTATGGAAATGAAATTTATAACCGTGTCTTGGGGGATATTGGAAATATCCATTACCATTTTTAAACACTTTCGTTACATAAAGGTCCGTTATTGTATAACCTAAATTATTTATTAGACCATTTATGTCTATCTCATCTTTAAAATGAAATAGAACCGTTTCAGGTCTATTCTGTACTGTATACACATCATTTCTATTGTCTGCGGTTTCAAACTGTAATTTTCTTTCTATTTCAAAAACAGGTGTTTCAAAACCTGTTCTATCTATTATACAGTCGTCAGTATTTGTGAGTATTTTGTGTTTATGAACATAATACTCAGATGTTGTTCCCGACATTCTTAATTTGTCTATACATCTTTTACCGAAAACCACCCCACTCATTGTTTGTGAATTAGATAGTGCCGACTTTTGTATGATTAATACATATTTCTCAGAGTCAAATATTTCATTACCTACTGAAGATATTGGGAATATTCTATCCAATTCGGTACCACTACTTATTGAAGTTCCTGAAACTATTACGAATTCCCCCTGTTTCATATTATGTGGTATTGGACTTGTAAGTTCGTAGTAGTTCGGATACTCCGTTACCCTAAACGGTACTCCATTAGATGCCGTAAAACTATACTCCGTATTTCCCGACAAAGTATACTTCATTTGGTGTGTTGAGTCTTTATCATAGACATATGATAAAAACACATTCCAATTTGTAGATGCGGAGTCTATTTCATTTATCACTCTATGTGTGGTATCACCTGTTATAAATATGTTGGGATCATAGGTCCCCATTGTAGTACCTGTTGAAATAGAGACTTCTCTAACATAATCGTTTCTAATGAATGCAAATTCGTTATATGGTAAGTGTCCCGTAAAATCCCCATCAAGACCATCACCTATAATATAAAGGTTGTTACGTAAAGGATCGTATGTGGTGGTTCCGCTATATGTGTTTCTAAACACCATATTCATTTTACCATAAATTCTATATTTGGTACTTTCATTACGTTCCTTTCTATAAAGTTCTGCAATGTCTAAAACTATATTTTTATCACCCTCCCTTAATAAACTCTTATCCTCTTCAAAATTTATTCTTAAAGTTAAATCTTCAGATTCCGCCTTTTTATAACGTTTACTTGGTGCAACAATTTTCTTTTTTATCATAACGGACCGAAGTTTTTAATAAATTTATTCCAAGAACTTTTACCAGTTCTTAAACCGAAGTAAAAGTGGTAAGGTCCACCAAGTGGTACTTCATCTGGTATGTAATTATCGTCGTTACACTCACGAAATGGTGGTAAAATACTACCATCATAGTAATGACTATTTATCTCGTCTGTTGGATCCCCACCGGCATCGTTATATGGGTCTATTTCCATTAAACCGGGAAAGGTCCACCCTCCCTGATATTTGGTTGAGTATATGGTATTTCTCGACCAATCTTGGGATTCTGTATTGGTCGTCCCGACACCACCAAATCCGTCACCCTTTTTATCCCACCTATAATATGGGACATCCTGAGCTGTTTCGGTTAAATTACCTGATGAGTTTATACATATTCTAAGTAACGTACCATCTTTTTCAACAATTTCAGTATCCTCATCATCTTCAGAAAAACGAAAGTTTAAACTTAGTGGTCCAACACCATCAAAATACTCAGCGCCATTAACAGGGAAGTAGGGACTATCTGGGTCCTCATCGTCATACCCGTATATCCCAAGTTGGGAGTTGAAATTTAATAATTGAACAATATCTCCGTCCATTGACCCATTACCCCTTTTATCAAAAAGATCTTGTACTTTTAGTTTTCCCTTTTCTTTGACCTCTTTAGAGGATATAACCCACTCCATTAGGTCGTTTATGTCTTGGTATGATGTATTTCCAATACTCTTAGATACTGAACAGTTTACATCTAATTCAGGGTCTACACATATCTCCTTAATGAACATGTTTCTTGGTCCTAAATCCATAATTGTTGTTGGAAATAATATTTCGGGGTTAGTCTGACTATTTTCTTCATTTTTACCACCAATAAAATTAGTACCGTCATATGGTGTTGATCTATAATAATAGTGTACTCCAGTGTCGTCTACTTCCCGATGTATAACATCTTTACAATATTTTGCATTATTACCCCCTTTTCTTCTTCTAAATTGGAAGAAGTATAATGACCCATTTAACCAACTATTACTAAATGTGTATGATGTTATACCCCCACACATAAGTTTTCCGAGTAATTTTCTTCTTGAGTAGTTTAGAATCATTGCTCTATTTTTACCCCCAGCCGCAATTAAAGTATAGACACCGTCTCTAAATTCTGAATGTCCTGACGCAGTACCTGCAGGGATTCCTGTTTCTCTATCTGGTGCGTGTCCGTCCGCTATCCTACATCTTCTTGAGGTATATGGATCACCTGATTTACCAGCTTCCTTATACCATGCACTAATTGATGCCACGATATCAAATGATGGTGGGGTATAGTTACACGGATCTTCAGTGTCTATAAAGATGTCGGGATAAGCACTTCCTTGTGAACCAACCCCAACCCAATAATTGTAATCATTTGTCCCTCCAGCATTATTCAAAAATGCCCTTAATGACATGTCATTATCAGGATCGTAAATGGTATCATATTTAGAACAACCGGATTCCGCTAAATCATTAGAAGTAGTATTTACCTGTTTTTCACCATAGAAATAGACGGTGTGAATGGTAAATTGACCAACAGCGGATAATACAGTTCCCGGGTCTGAAGTGGGTAAGGTACCACTCATATCTGTGTTGTTGGCATCGTAGTAAGCAGTAAATATCTCGTACGAAAGACCATCATACCTTCCAGTAACTGAATCGTTTACCGGAGAATCAGATCCATATCCAATAAATAGATAATTATATACCGCCTGCGATGTAATTATGTAATCTCCCGTATTGGGGTCAGTATATCCAACTTCTGGTTCAACAATAAATTTTATAATATAGTTTTTATCAGGATGTCCACCTGTTATAGTTAAATCCAAATAATCGGGAGAACCAGTTGAAGTACCATCATTTGGGTCATATGGGTGGTTAGTAACTATATTACTGTTCACCGCGGTCAAACCCGAAGCATTAACAATCGACTCTAGAGTACTACTATCGGTACTACTTGGGAAATCTACTTCGTCCCCATCATCATTTATAAGAACTATCTCGTATGTATCTCCACCAGGGGTTCCGTCACTACCCGTTAGTGGATCTTTTGAACATTCATAACAATCAGGATAATTAATTAATTCTAAATTTCTAATTGTGGCAATTTGAATTTGTCGTGCGAATCTGGAAACTTTTCTTGCGGTTCCTTTGAAAGGTCTGTATTTAACGACAGGAATTTTAATGTTGTAAAGGATTTCAGAAACATCAAATATGAACTCAACAATGAAATCAAATGCAAATTGAGTAATAATTAAATAAAGTCTTTCCAAAAAATTTAAGATCGTTGTGATTAGGAACTTAAATTTGTGATTTCTAACCGCATCAGTAATTGGGAAGTACTCGTTATTATTCGAACAATCTTCTTCAATGGAGGGTTGTATTTCTTTTATACCGATAAAGGATTCATTTCTATCTTTTGCAAAAAACGGAAATACTCGTTCACCCCAAGATTTATTATGGTATTGGTTAATAAATGACGATACCGTATAAACCCTATTGTATCTAAAAGAGTAAAACATGTCATTTGCAAACCCATTATTATTAATACCCGTAATATCATCATGTGAATCGGAAGGGTAATCATCTAAATTATCTGAGAATGTGTACGCGTTGGGATGAATCTCACCACTTAATTGATGTTCTTTAACTTGTGGTACCAAATACTTACCCCTGTATTGTTTTTTCTGACCATTATCATTTTGTAACGAAAATCTAAATCTGTAAGTTCCTCTTGTAGGTATTCCCCTTTGGGTATCTTTAGTTTCCACTAATTCACCAAATTCATTTGTAATTCTGTATCCCATATTCATGGGTACTCTAAAAAAGAAATTACCTTCTTTATCTATTTGGGAATCCAACTGTATTGCCTCTAATATTGGTCTTTCGAAATTTGGTGTCCCATCATTATTTTCCTCATAATATCCAGAAAATCTAATTGCCTCGATATCACCTTCACCAGTTACGAGTGCACATTTTTCCCCCATTTGGTTATCAACATTACACCTAACTCTTACCGAATCCTTTCCTGAATCAGTGAAAGTCCCCCCCATCATGATTGAGTATGGTTCTATTCTAATACCTTGTTCGGATAAATCATAATCTGTTCTTGTAATTCCTATTTCACATAAATCCTCGTTACCCCAAAAAGGATAAACTTCTAAACTTTCCTCAAAAGTTAATGTCTGTGGTAAACTTCCAATGTCGGAACTACTTCTAAATGAGTAATTGTTTTCAAACTTTTCTTCAGAAACTCCCTCATAAATAAAATCATAAGGTACTAACGACTGACATCCCATGTCTGATAAATCTACATCTACATGTATTGTTTGTTTACCAACAGGAACTCCCCATATCATAAAATCACCAGCGTCGTTAGTCTTTACAGTGTACTTATAGTATTTTTCATAAACATATAGTACTTCCTCTCTTGTTAGAATGTCTTCTTGGTCGGGAAATGTACCTGTAGGTGTGTGTCCTGTGTGTTGTTTTCTTTTTGGGAAAAGATTGTACTTGTATCCGTCTGTATTTGTGTCTTGTGTTAATTTATATGGGTAAAGTGCAGATACTACAGGATCTTGTTCATCAACATCATCCAAGGGTATAAAAATAGAGACCCTTGCATTTGCAACACCAAACCCTTGGTTCGCAGTGATCCTACCACAAACAACCCCATAATCAGCACAAAGAGATGTGTATGCATCTTTTTGACTAAATTTGAGTGAAAGTATTTCTAATAAGTCATAATCTTGTTTTAACTCTACAGTCAATTTTTGATTATTACCTATTTCAGTACGTATTCTGTGTTTCTGCATCATATCATATAAATAGATTGGAACCTAATTTCCCTTAATTAATAATAATACAGAAAAAGAATTTTAAAATGTAGTGGAACCCAAAGATTTAACCCTAATTTTTATATCTTTATTAGGGAATCTAATTTGGAAGATTTGATTACTCTTCATAAAAATTGTTGAATCTGATTGGGCAACTTGTTTTGTCTCTTCGTCACTATAACCTTGACTTACCTCTGCCGTGGAATATTCTCCACCTGTCTTTCCAAAAACTCTTAAATCAACAACATTAACAATACCTGAGATATTTGATATTTCTTTCTGTAACTCACCTACGAATAGTGGGTCACCCATTTTTCTTTTCTCAATATTAAAGAACGATGTAGATTTAGAAACCACATCTTTTAGTATATCTGTCTGATTAATGTTTTTATCAACTAATAAATCAATTTCTAACCCCAAATCAAGTACTTCTCCACTTTGTATATCAATATAGTCATTGATCATTCTATAGTTTGTTAGATACCTTAAAATGTTGTTTTTAAGTGTAGTTGATACAGTGTCATTTAAGTTACCCTCATCATCATAGGAAAGAAGTTTTATTTTAACTTTATTATCTTCCTCCATCACATTTACTTTCGCGGGTGCTCCATACGTAGACGGCATGGTCTCTATTAAAACTTTATAATCGTTAAGTGTTACTGCCCTATCTTGAGCCGCAAAATTATATCCAACCATATTTCTTATTTCTTCAATTGTTGGTTGGTCCGCCCCACCTACTGCAGGTGTAACATTGGTAGCGTTTAGTGAACGTATTACCTGACTATTAATGTTTCCTAATGGTCCTGTTACATTAAATTCAACATTATCGACACTATTGATGACATTAACACCAAGATTACTGTTTTTACCCCCACCTACTCTATATTTTATGAAGACTGTGGAGTTTTTCTTTGGAGTTGCACCTAAGGAAAGATTGTTAAGGTATGTACCTAAATTTACTTTTAACGTACCATCGTTAAATGAATCTAAATTATCTAATGGATCTATATTACCAGAACCAAAAGTCACTGACATATAACCTTCAGGTGTATATTCTGAAATAAATTTATTACTTACTCTTTTGTAATCTCCCGCAGTAAAGTTATCCGTATCCGAGGACTTAGTTTTGTTTGGGAGAAATACCTTATCTTCCATCAAACTCTTAACTTCATACCACCTATTTTTTTCACTTTGGAATTCGGATGTCGATGGATTAGATGTGAAGTTAGTTCCTTCCTTATGAATTATTGACGTTACACCTAACACGTTTTGTTCAGGTAAAAATAATTTTAAGAATGGTTTCTGATCTTGTGCCCCTATTACTCTTCTGAAAACTCTTGACACCCCATTGACTATCGCATCTCTCTTAGTGATAGTGTATGATACTAACTTATTATTACTATCGAAATTAGGTATTTTAAGTCTATTTGGTTCTCCTTTACTATTGAACGGACTTGAGAAATCAATGTCCTCTATTGTTTCAAACGTTTGTCCCCCACCTGAAACTTGTGCCCCCGCCTTGAGTATTCCCAAATATCTTTCATCTTCTTTATCACCTCTTACAGGTACGTTTACTGAAAAATCAGACAACGCAACCGATGGTCTATTACCCGGTACATTAATACCGTATGTTTTTGCAATATGAAAAAGTGATCTTCTTTGTT